TCAATGCTTATCGTCGTGAAAATCCTGGATCAAAACTCCAAACTGCAGTAACTGAAAAAAATCCAAAAGGCAAAAGAGCAAAGCGTCGTTCTTCATTCTGTAGTCGTATGAAAGGAATGAAGTCCAAACTTACTTCTTCTAAAACTGCGAGAGATCCAGATTCAAGAATTAACAAAGCTCTTCGCCGCTGGAGGTGCAACTAATGAAATCATTTAAACAGTTTTTATCAGAGTCAATAAATATTTCTGGAGATTTTAATGGGAATCTGTATATAAATTCCCAACCAGAATCACAACAAATGGGTGAAGAGTATGTTGCTGATGTAATGTGGAATGGAAGTCTTCATAGATTAGAATTGATTACCAAATCTGGAATTCCATCTAAACAAGAATTGGGAGAACAACTTCAAAGACAATATCCAGGAGCAATTGTTCATAACATTTATCCTGCGGAACAAAAAAATTTCAATATTAAAAACGTACAGAGATACCACCCATCAAAATTAGAATGGATTGATTAATAAATGGCGCAGTGGAATAAGACTACACAAGATTATTTAAATCAAGAAAGAAGTTTGCACGAAGTTTATATTCGCGCAGACCAATATGGAAAAATTTTAAATGATGGTGCAACCTCAAGAAGTGCATTTGGAGAATTACTAACGGTCACTCCAACTCCAGTGGTTCAATTTGATGCAATTTATGGACTTGATCCAAATAAAGTTGAAAGATATGAATTTGGAACAGGAATTACAACATCAAATAATTTAATTGAAGTATCAACAGGAACTGGTGCTTATGGATATGGTGTCGTTCGTTCCAAAAAAACAGTAAGATATCGTCCTGGACAAGGTGCTCTTGCAAGATTTACTGCAAAGTTTGATGAAGGTAGAACTGGTTATACTCAAAGAGCAGGATTTTTTACACAAGAACAAGCACTTCAGGTTGGATACAATACTGATGGAAAGTTTGGTATTATTCGTGCAAATGGTGGTAAGGCACATCTTCATAGATTTACCATCAACACTAAAGCATCAGGAACAGAAAATATCACAGTTACTCTTGCTGGAACTGCAACTACTGTAAGTATTGGTGCAGGAACAACTACTTTTGATAATGCTGCTGGAATAGGAACACAAACATTTCCAGGATGGACTGTTGATTATAGAAGTAATGAAGTTATGTTCCTCTCCAATAGTCTTGGACCCAAGAGTGGAACATTTTCTATGACGAGTAATGGAACACTTGTAGCAACATCAACTACAGCACAAGCAGGAGTAAATCAAACAGAACACTGGATTTATCAGGAAGATTGGAATGAGGATAATTTGACTGGTGTTGGAGGAACTACAAATCCATCTCTGGTTACTCTCAATCCCCAAAAGTTAAATGTATTCCAAATTAACTTCCGTTGGTTGGGTGCTGGTGAAATGCGTTTTGCTATGGAAAATCCCAATAATGGGGATATGATTTTTATTCATCACGAACATTATAGTAATAGAAATAATAATGTTCACCTGGATAATCCATCCTTAAAAATTGGATATGTTGCAGCAGAACTCTCAGGTAATAGTGGATTGGGAGTAACAATATGTGGGGCATCAATTTTAGGTGCTATTGAGGGTCCTATTTCTCCAGTAGATTATCCAGCTGCAGCATATTCATCAAGGTCTACTTCAATACCAGCAGATACTATTACACATTTACTTTCAATTAAAGGAAATATTACATCAAATAATAAAATTAATGCTAGGGAAATTATAGTCAAAAAACTAACTTGTGGCGCTAAAACTGCGGGTGATGCTCCTTGTTTGGTGTATTTGTATCTTGAACCGACTTATTCAGTAACTCCAAGTTTTACAAAAGTTGGTAATTCTTCTGCATATTCTACTACAGATGCAACAATCACAGGGACTCCTTTATCAGTTTTTGTTATTACCTCAGGTTCTTCTGAAACTATTGATATTTCAGATTTGAGAATAGTTTTACCACCAAAAACAAGACTTGCATTAGCAATTAGTTCTTCTGGGCAGATAAACAGAGTTGATGCTGGCATTACATTTATTGAGGATTAAAGGAGAATTTTATTATGAGTGAAGTTTATCTTGGTAATCCGTTACTAAAAAAGGCAAATACTGCGATTGAATTTACGCAGGAACAAATCCAGGAATTTATTAAATGTAAAGACGATCCCGTTTATTTTGCAAAAAATTATATCAAAATTGTTTCTCTTGATGAAGGACTGGTTCAGTTTAAACCTTATCAATTTCAAGAAAAATTAATTGATAATTTCCACAATCACAGATTTAATATCTGTAAGATGCCTAGACAGACTGGTAAATCTACCACTGTGGTATCTTTTTTGCTGCACTATGCTGTATTTAATGATAATGTAAATATTGGTATTCTTGCAAACAAAGCCGCAACTGCTAGAGAACTACTAGATAGACTGCAGACAGCTTATGAAAATCTTCCCAAATGGTTGCAGCAGGGTGTCCTTGTTTGGAACAGGGGATCTATTGAACTTGAGAATGGATCTAAAATTCTTGCAGCATCAACGTCAGCATCTGCTGTACGAGGCATGTCTTTCAATATCATTTTCTTGGACGAATTTGCATTCGTACCAAATCACATTGCCGATGACTTTTTCTCGTCAGTATACCCAACAATTTCTTCTGGTAAATCTACAAAGGTAATTATTGTTTCTACCCCAAAGGGTATGAATCATTTTTACCGAATGTGGCATGATGCAGAAAAAGGTAAGAATGAATATGTTTTCACTGACGTTCATTGGTCGGAAGTGCCTGGAAGGGATGATAAATGGAAAGCACAGACAATAGCAAACACATCAGAACAACAGTTTAAAGTTGAGTTTGAATGTGAATTTTTAGGATCTATTGATACATTAATTGCACCAAGCAAATTAAGAAATCTTGTTTACGATCACCCAACAACAAAAAATGCTGGACTTGACGTATATGAATTATCTCAAAAAAATCATGATTATGTAATAACGGTTGATGTTGCTAGAGGAGTTGGAAATGATTATTCAGCATTTGCTGTAATGGATATAACACAATTTCCACATAAAGTTGTAGCGAAATATAGAAACAATGAAATCAAACCGATGCTATTCCCCAGCATAATACATGAGGTTGCAAAAAGTTATAATAACGCTTATGTTCTATGCGAAGTAAATGACGTTGGTGATCAAGTTGCATCCATATTGAATTACGATTTGGAATATAACAATTTACTGATGTGTTCGATGAGAGGTAGAGCTGGTCAAATTGTTGGACAAGGGTTTTCGGGAAAGAAGACTCAATTGGGAGTAAAGATGTCTAAAACAGTTAAAAAAGTAGGGTCTTTAAATCTCAAAACTCTAATAGAAGAAGATAAACTTTTAATCAAAGATTATGATATTATAAGTGAATTAACAACATTTGTCCAAAAAAGTAATTCTTTCGAAGCTGAAGAAGGATGCAATGACGACTTAGCTATGTGCTTGGTAATTTACGCCTGGTTAGTGGCGCAAGATTATTTTAAGGAGTTAACTGATCAAGATGTTAGAAAAAGATTATATGAAGAACAAAAAGAACAAATAGAGCAAGACATGGCTCCATTTGGATTTGTTGTAGATGGGACAGAGAATATGAGTTTTGTCGATGCCGATGGTGATAGATGGTATTCAGATGAATATGGATCAATGTCTTATATGTGGGATTATGTGTAATGGATGTTGACGATCAATTTGAATTAGAACATTTATACTTAACAGAAAGAAAGTGTAGAATTTGTGGACAAACAAAAGATTTGATTGATGGATTTTATAGAACAAGAAAAAATAAATATAACTCTTCATCATATTCATATGAGTGTAAAGAGTGTACTGTGAAGAGAATTGTAAAATCTAGAAAGGTAAAAAAAACTTTAAACTCGGACATATATCCCGATTGGTAATGTTCATGCACTGTTTCCGCAAATGAAATAAAGCCTTTTTATAAATATTTTTTAGATAAACTGAGATTCACGGAGAAAAACATGGCGACTCCTCAATTATCTCCTGGTGTACTTATCAGGGAAGTTGATTTAACTGTAGGGAGACCTGATAATACTTTAGAAAACATTGGTGGTTTTGCTGGACCATTTTCACAGGGTCCTGTAAGCGAAATTGTTGATATCACTACTGAGGCTGATTTACTAAAAGTTTACGGAAAACCACTTTCTACTGATAGACAATACGAGTATTGGATGAGTTGCTCATCATTCCTTTCATACGGTGGTAGATTAAAAACCGTAAGAATCGATGGTGGTGATCTGAAGAATGCAATTGTAGGTACTTCAACTACAACTGCAGCAATTAAAATCAGAAATTATGATGAATATAACGAGTCATACAGTGCAGATACTGTATCTTGGTTATATGCAGCAAAAAATCCAGGCACTTGGTCAAACAATCTCAAGATTTGTGCAATTGATGCTTTTGCGGATCAAAGAATTTCAATCGGAACATCAGACCCAGTAGGTCTTGGTATTACAGTTGGACTAGAACTTAGAAAGTCACTTTCCCAAGCAATTGCTGGTGTAGGGACAACTTCAGCATTTACTGGTCATCTCAGAGGATTTATTGTAGGAATTAATAGCGTATCTTCTGGAAATGCTACTATCGATGTTAAGATTGTTTCGAGAGTTTCTTCAGCAGGAACAGAAGTTTCAATCGAATACGCTCCTGGAACAACTGATGCTGCTTTTGCAGACGGAGATACTATTTCATTCAGATCTGCAACTGGAGAAGTATCAACTGGAATTTCTACAACCGTTTTAGGATCTGGATCTGTTTTAGACTGGTACGATCAGCAAACACTAGATCTAACCAATACAAGTTTGTACTGGAAGAGTATTGCACCTAGACCAGGAACAACTGCTTATGCTAGACAAAGAAATTCCAAAAATGACGAAATTCACGTTGCAGTTGTTGATGATTTAGGAACCTTTACAGGATCTCAAGGTGTATTGATTGAAAAGTTTACTGGTCTTTCTAAAGCATCGGATGCAATATCTGAAGTAAATTCACCAGCCAAGAATAACTATAAGCAGTTCATTGCGCTAAATTCATCTGTAATTTATGTGGGTGGGAATAGTTCAAACACTAGTAGTATTGCAATTTCTCCAAAATGGTCTGGTACTGGAATTTCAACCAATCCAAGCACATTAGCATCTGGAATATGGAATCAAGATGCTCAAGGGGTTACATTTAATGTAATTGGAAATAAGAGTTATACTCTTGGTGGAGAGGCTGCTTGGAAAGGTGTTGACTATGGAGCATCATCTGGAACCATGGCGGCTTCCCTTGGTTCATTAACTGAAGCATATCAAAAATTTTCCAACGAAGATGAAGTCACTGTAGATTTTCTAATCGGTGGTCCTGGTTTAGTAGGTGAATTAGAATCTCAAGCACATGCAACAAATCTAATTTCAATTGCATCAGGAAGAAAAGACTGTATGGCTACAATTTCACCAAATAGAGCATCTGTTCTTGGTGGATCTGGACCTCTTCCAAATGCAACTCAAACTACAAATCTTGTTAAATTCTTTAGTGGAATAAGTCAATCTTCATCATATGGAGTATTTGATAGCACTTGGAAATATACTTATGATAGATTTAACAATCAATT